ATTTTGACACATTATATGGGGGTGGATAAACCCCCGTATATTCCTCACCGGTGTCTGCATAGTAGTAATGTGGATAAACCTTCGCTTGCACTGAAGCAATAACAGGTCTTACCAATTCTTTATTTTCACGATAAATTGCTTTATAGTCGGATGCTCGCATAAATCCGTTATGAACTCGTGTTTGGTAAGTAGCATCAATATTTTTATTTAGGTATCTCTCTCCAACCTTTAAATAAGGGGAATTTATAAAAACATTACCAGCGCCAACACCTGCAATCGTTCCAGAAGTATCGCCCATCCCCCAATCTATTTGAGACCACATAGTATCTTTAATAAGAGTTACAACCTTGCGGTCATATTCTAATTCTATTCGGCATTTCTTATTTTTAACTGGATAATTTTTCTTAATCTCTTGATTAAGGTCATTTATGCCGTCATTATAATATAATATGAGCGTTTTGTCTTTACTATCCTCTTGTAATACTTCACCACTCTCAAACTCAATAGATAGTGTATAATTACCTTTTTTTGTTTCTTTGTAAATTGACTTAATTTCGGTATTCTCTACTAACTCTAATTCACTTCTTAAATTAAGGGTCTCAAAAGTATTACCAAACCTTGTAACATTATATTTAGGTTTAAGGTCTGCTTTATATTTTTTGTAATTTCCTTTTGCATCTACAATATAATCGTTATTTGCGTCTGTTTCAAAGAGAGTTCCCGTATTGTGTAAGTAATCATCGCCTTCACCATCTTTACAAACAATTACAAATCTTTTTACATCATACACTTCTTTACTATCGTAATAATCGTTGAAAACTAACTCATAAGTGCGAATGTAAGTATAAATCCATCCTACTGGGTGTGCCAAAGGTTTTACATAATTTTCAAAAATTTCTGGGAGCATTTCGCCTTCTACGATATACTCAAAGACATTCTCCCCTTCATAAATCTTGAAATAATCGCCCGCTTCTAACAATCCATTTTGCAAATCTAATTTATTAACTAAATGATAGATATATTCAATGTCATCAAATTTGCCCTTCCCTTGATTAAAGGTTGCCCATGTTTGTAGTTTGTCTTTACTCATTAAATCAAGGGTTTTGACATCTATTGTTAAGTCATTTAGTTTAATACCCCACTTTTCGTGTGCTTTTTTGATTTGCTCTAATAAGATGTGATTTTTATTGTTATCTGTAATTACACGATAGAATGCATTTGCATATACTTGAATAATATCTTGAAATAAGACCTCATTTTTGTCGCTAAATAGATTTCTAATATCTAACATAACATTACTATGGTCTAATACATAATTAGCGAAAACATCCACAACATCGTTAATAACTTGAATATCTTTAAAATTATTCGGTATCAAGTTTTGTAGTAAAATCTTATATGGTTTCAAGTATAATTCCTATTTTGTAATTACTTAATTTAGTTTATTTATCAATTTGAATTGGGGGTGGATTTGGAAGGTCACCAAGACCTTATAAAGTTAAAGTCTTGGCAAACTCATCCATATCAGGTTTTACTGATATATTGAATTTTCTTGAAATATCTCGTAAGTTATTATAATCTAAATTATCAAAAGTAATTGTCCTTAATCTTAATACAGAGTTCCTTACTAACTTAAAGTTTTCTGAAGGATAACTTAATACCAATTCTCTTGAGGTGTGCTCGTCATTGATAAAATTATTTAAGAACTTAACACGAATATAAGGTATTCTTGCATTAAAGATTGTATAAACACCAACAATTTCTCCGTCATTATTTAGGTCTCTAATAGGGAATTTGATATAAGACATTTTAGGGAGGTTTATATTCTCAAATTCTTGTTTATCAGTAGCGAATGGCAAAGCGTTAAATTGGGCGTATTGTCCTAAATAGAAATCAGGAGCAATTACATTTTTGCGGTATTCTTTAACCATCTGCTCATCTGATATTTGTTCGTCCTCGTCATTTAACACAACCTTTTCAGATTGCCTTAATTCTGATAAATCCTCTACACTTTCAAGATTTAAAGTTTTATCATCTGATACTTGCCAATCCAAAGTAAAGACTTTTGGAAGGTTATCAAAATTCAAAGAATAATCAGAGTTATAAATGCTCTCTGGTGGTAAATCAAGGTAAATGTATATACCGCCATTTCCTTCTTGTGTGTAAGTATCAAAATCTGGGTCTGTTACAAATATTGTAACATCTGCGGTTTGAGTATCCGGAAATCCATCGCCATTTATATCATATTCAAATGAGATAACCAATTTTTCTTGTGATGGTTTTATAGGATTATAGTATTTTACATTATATCCATCTATCTCTAAATTATCTGAATGTGATAAAACCTTAAAAGTTCCTTTATCTGTAAAATCGTAAATCAGATTTCGTAAATCATAGATATTATTCATACCTGTATAAAACTGAATTTTCGGATTTGACTTTAAGGTTGGAAGTCTTGTGTAAGTTGTTACAGGTGTATAATCTGTGATATTATCAACAATTACATTATCATAATTTATTTTATCGTTCTCAACTATTGTTAATCTTGATTGAGATTTAATTAAGTCATTATAAATGTTAATACTTTGTTTATCTGACTTATAAGAAGCACTATATACATCCAAATTCTTATGAGATAAAGTCAATTCAAAAGTATTATTATTCTTAATCTTACTTGAAATTGTAGTTGTAATTGTTTCACCAAAATATGTAACTGAAATAACATCACCAACCTTCGCTTTGTCAGCTACAAAGATTTTGATATTTAGTGATTTATCATCCATTACATAATAATTATAAAAGAATTTATCTGTTGGATTATCAAATACTGAATCCTGAGTATCTATCTTTGATTTTAAGTCGTTATAGATAAAGTCCATATCCTTTTCTGTATATTTGGCTGATTTGATTTGTAACTCAATTTTATTATCTTTATCAATAGATTTTGAAGTGTAAGTGATTTTGTATTTGTCTGTATCAATAATTCCAGCATATTCCCATACAAAATAATCTGTTAATAAACAATATCCATTCTCAATATCGGTTTGTGTTACCTTATGAGATTTCAAAGGCATTGACGCTCCGGTGCTTCCGTAAAGTCCGTATAAGTCAAAGGTATCGGAAGGTCTTACAAATCTTGGTAATGGAATTTTAAAAGTTGTCGCATCCCTACCAATAATACAACCTGCAAACATCTCCTTATTCTTTAAATCGTATAAGTTAATATCGGTTGCGGTTTCTGTTGTTAAACCATCTGCTGAAGTATAAACGACAGATAAATTATCATTTACATTATAGTTATCTTTATATTGTAACATAACATAGGATTGTTGTATATCGTCATCTGTTAAAGTATATTTAGACGAATTAACACTATCGTTATTATCGTTAATAAAGTGTTTGTTAAAGTTTAAGGTTATCTCATCTCCGGTTTCTGATAAAGTAGATAAATGTATAATCACCTTTAAAGTTGAGTTATCCTCATCATAAAAGGTTGTATAAAATACATTACTAATTCTGAAATCCTTTATCTCCTCAAATCTCATTGTCTTTGAATTTTCGTCAAGATAGATTGAAAAATAAGGAGTTACTTCCACACCATTTGAAAATCCCAACTCTTTATCAATCATTCGGATTAAGTTAGATTTAACAAACTCTCCCTTAAAATCTGAAACCGAACTCATATATTCTTTAATAACATTATTAACAATTTTTTGAGTTTCTGATTTGCTTACATTTAATGGGTATCTTTTAATATCTACTTTAAAATCAACATTTATATATATTGGGTTTCTTAAATTATTCTTTAAAGCAGGTAAGTTGTATTTGTCTATTAAATCAAATATACCGCTATTAACAACCACCCCATTTGTTACTTGGGTTGAAGTTATCTCCTCATTACCTAAGTAAAGAGTATTTTTGTTATTATAATATTTGTCAAAAAAGTAATCGTTATTACCGGCTGTTGTTTCATTATAGATATATTTTGAGTTGTCGTCCTCATCGTAATTTCTGATATACTCGGTTGCTTCGGTAGCATCTCGTTTTGGTCTTACTGAAAAATATAACTCACCTTTTTGAATTGGGAATTCATCCTCACCTCCCCAACATTGTGCTTCTTTTGTGCTTCCGTGTGTTTTCATAACTGCGATATAATCGTGAATTGTAACACATCGTTCTTGCGAGTTATAGAGTAATGGGGCGTTCTCTTGAATTTCAGTAATGCTCTCCTCGTCTTGCCCTTCTGATACAACAATATTTGTATTTAGTAATGGGTCAATTTTACAGAAACCGCTAATAGCTGTTGATACACCGAAGGTATTAACGATTGTAAAATTCGCTTCTGCGCCAGAACTCCTTAATACATTAACATTGATTTCGCTTCCCTCTGGTAACTCTTTTCCAAATAGTCCATATTTAAAGTAAATTCGGCAATAATTGGTATCTAAATCATCTCGTCTGATATACTGATTTTGATTATTATCGTTAATATCTATAAGATTTAAAGGGCGTTTTGAAAAATATTCGGTATCGTGCTTGTTTCCTTCGTCATCGTAATAAGTTACAAAGACTTCCAATCCGTCATTCTCAACATCTATAAAAGGAATATCTATATAATTATAATCTGAATGATAAACATAATTCAAATAATCATAATCTTGATATTGGTAAAACGCACCCTCTTTAACTTCAATATCAATGGTTTGTCCAACCTCCGAACAATACACATCTATATTATCTCCGAAGTAATTATAATTATATCCGTTAATTTGAAATATAGTATATTTTGGAATTGTAAAGACACCAAGATGTGTTAATGTTAAAGTTAGTTTAAGGATTTGTGATTTTTTGTAATGAGGTTCATAAGATAGCATTCTAGCGTCTTCCACCGCATTTACTCTTTTTCTTGCTAAATGTAAAATATTTTCATTGATATTAACAGCGGTGTTAAAATTCATACCGCTAATTGAATAAGCAAGGATTGAGCATAATGTGGAGAGGTTGCTTCCGTCATAAGGTGCGTCATAACCTAAACTTATAAATTCCTTAACTAAATCCGAATATACCTCATCATAACTAAATGGGAGGGTTTGTTTAATAACATCTGCCATTTTAATCCTTAATAAACTTTGGCATCATGATAAACTTTATTATCTTTATCAAATCTTTTTGTAAAATTAGTATTTGCTGTTGTATCCATCATTGCGTTTTCTGATAATATATAATTTGTAACATTACTATGTGAATTTATAAATTTCCATTTCATTGAATAATCTGTTCCTAATGTATGAGTTATTTGATGATTTCTCCATCCACATTGTAATACCAAGTTATCAGCGTTCAGTAGAAAATAAGAATAATTATCATAAATATTAATTCCACCAAAATTCTGTATTCCTGAAAACCCATCAAATAAATGATATGATACTTTATCCGGATTTGCTTTTAGATGAAAAAATATATTAAAATTGTTACTTTCTATATTTACATTTCTATAATAATTAACTCCACTTAATCTATAATAACCATTCCAAATTGTTGATTTTGATGTATTTTTAGAAGATATATCGGAAGTGTAATAACCACCTCTTATTGTTAAAGTGGAATCCGTAGATGTTGTGTTACCTACCAAACAATACGCCCACGCGCCGCCGTAATCAACTCTAGTTCCTGCTCTAATCTTATGGTCAACCCACATATTTTCTAATATCCATCTACCACCTGATAAAGAACCCGCAGTTTTATCAATAGTAGAAATTCTCGGTAATTTTTTATAAAACTTATTCTCTTTATCTGATTGTGAATAATCAAGGAATTTACATTCACTTGAATTTACATAATAATACAATTTATTGTTACCATTGTAAATCTTTCTGAAATCTCTCTCAAACCACTCCGAATAATTTGCGTTCGCTTCTAATGCTCGGTCATTATAACTAACCCACATCTCCGCCCATTTCTCAGCTACTTCTTCTGGTGTGCCTTTTTTCATTAACCTTGATTTTTGATAACCCTTTTCTAAATCACGATCGATCGTGTTTGTATAAACAGATAAAATCTCCTCAATCTCTGCATCTGTGAATTTATCAGCGATTTTGTTTTTTCCGTCTGCGTCATATATAGCGGTTGCGTTTTCTAAATTGCTTCTTAATAATTTTAAATAACTTTCGTTATCTGTATATCTTAATTTTCCATAATCATAATACCATGGCGAAATAAAGATTGAACCTGAAGTTCGTGTAAAGTTTCTTAAATAAATGATGTTTCCTCGATTACTATCAACATCCGCGTAATCCCATTCATCCGGATTATCTTTATATTTTTCCAATTGTGCGTCATAATTGGACTCCTTAACATCATAAGGAAGGTCTGGATTGTATTTAACTCTAATTGATGGTGAAATGGTATCCATATTATAATTTGAGCATATAAAGTCAATACACGCTTGAATAGTATGGAACGGATTTAAAAAACTTCCCTTTTGATAAATCGGAATTTCTTTTGTAATTGTCTTTCCATTCTCATCGGTATAAGTATAAGTTTGGTCATCTGAACCTGTTTTATTATCTACATAAAAGTTATAATCAACACTTCCGTAACCTTTATAATATGCTCCATAAAATAGTTTTCGGTCACCAATCCACACAGGAAGTCTTAAATCTGAAATAATTTCCATAATCTTTTCTTCTAAGGTTTCAAACTCGCCCAATCGTGTTTCTAAATCTCGGATGCGAATGTAATTATCAATAATAGAAATACTACCATTTCCTAAATTCTCTGATAATTTAGCATAAGTAGTTTTTGTGCCGTCTTTTAAAGTTACAGCGGTTGACGATTTATCAGATAAACTATGATTTAAAAGTCCTTCATCTCTTGCAACTCTTTTTGTCAAATCCTCTAATTCATCGCCTTGCTCATCTATTCGTTTATCTAATCGGTCTATGTGATTATAAATTATTGTTAATTGATTGTAAATATCTGCGACCGCAGTTTCTAACGCCTTTATGCGCTCCTCGTGATTTTCCAAAGTTGCGTCATGCTCATCAAGTCTTACATCGTGTTCGTCTATTCGCTGTTTTAACTTCTTAATATAATCCACAATTTCTTGAATTTCATCAAGGTCGAAATCGTTACAATCTAAAATATCGTTAATCTTTAAAATATAGTTATATAGTATTCTACCTTGATTTGCTGATAACGGAAGGTCGGTATCTGTTGAAATCAGATTATCTATAACATCCTCATTTCGCAACCACGAAGTTATCAATAATTGAAATTCATCTTGTGTAACAAAATTATTAGCGTGATAACCATCTAATTTATCGGCATTTGTAATTGTTACATTATTAAACCATCGTTGTAACTCTTCCCTGACCCATTTGATAGTAGTTGGATGATAATCTACAATTTCGTTTTTTACCTTATTATAGGACTTTCCTGGGTCATAAGGGTCGTCATTATCTTTTGCAAGATACATAGAAGCGTTAAAATCTGATAAATCGGAAGCAGTGATTTCAGACCAGAATAGATGCCCATTCATACCAACCGGCGATTGATTAACATTTACAGAGGTGCATATATAGTTTTTTCTGTTATAACTTACAATTTCTCCGAATTCGTATTGCTCGACCGCATTCCACTCTAATGCTAACCTTTCAAATACCACTTGCATTCTATTGAAAATATCGGTGGTTTCTTTTTTTAGTCGTCTATTAAATAAGTTTATTGTATATTCAGTTACTAACTCTTGGTCTTTTATAGCATACGCAGTATAAAAGGGTTGTTGTTGTAAATGTTTAAAAGGCATTCTGCTTCCTTAATTATAATTTTTATTATTTATTACATTTTAGATGGATATTTTTTCGCCATTATTTGAGTATCTTTCAAATACCAATTTAACAATACCATTTTGATAATCAGTTTCAGAAAGTTTAGCATTCTTGAAATCTGAAGGGAATATAAAGGTCTTTGTTAAAGTCACTTCACCTTCGGTATTTTGGCAATTTGTATGAAAATCTGTAACAATACTATCCTTTGAAGTTGCTGTCAATACCGCTCTATCATAAGAGATTGATAATTTAATATCATCGCGATTAAATCCAGCATAATCAAAATACACGATACATTTATTATCATCTGTAATTACCTTTTTTACGCCAATTGACGATGCTTCGGTTTTTGTTTCAGTTTTCGTATTACATTTACACTCTTTACATTCTTTGCATTTGCATTTATCGTCTGTATTGGTATCATCTGAATTATCAGAATATTTAGGTTTTCTTGGGTCTTTAAATTCATTCGGGTCTCTTGGATATTTAAAATCATTTGGGTCATAATCGTAACCATCTCTTAAATACCATGGAATATAATTATCTGATTTATCTGTTTTGCTTTTGGTATTTTTAATAGGTTTAAATGTTTCAACCTCTTTAAGATTTGAATAATACTCAGTTAGCAAATCCTCTAAAAAAGATGTGAAATTATCATCACTACTAAATACAATTTTTTTCATTTAAATTCCTTTATAATGTTATATTTACTATTTATCTATTTAATTATAACGATATAGATAAATAGTATAATTACATAAAAAGGTTAATAATGAACTTTAATTTTTCTAATAAAGAATACGATTTATTCGCAACAAACGCAGAGGAGATTATAAGATTATATGGAATTCCTTGCCGAATAGTTATCACAGATAAAGTTAATAAGGATATTATATTCGGTGATTTTTCGCATTTTGAAGCGAATGGTGGTAAAACCTATGATATTTATGCAATGCCAGAAAACCCAGAAGAGTTTGATGTTTATGACAGATTAAGAAGTCAATTCGGCATCCCTAACGATACTTCAATTAACCTTTTTATCGCAAAACCAACCGCTTATGAATTGATACAATATTCACAAAATTATCAAAATGAATACGATGTTACAGATGCGTCTAATAATATGGAAATCTACAAATCGTTAATTTCAAGTATTATCATTCTGCCAAGTGGTCGTTTAATGGAAATCGTGCAAATTGACGAGGACACCCCCGGCACGAGTAATGCGTTTTTATTTAATTTTGCGAAGGTTTGCTACAAATTCGGATGCCGTGAATATATCCCACGAAAATCAGATAAATTGGATGTAGATGCCGTTATTCAGGATAAAGATTGGAGTGAGGAATTAGGTCAACCTAAAAATGATAATACACTTAATGATTTATTTTCTACTTATTTTGATGAATTGACAGATGAAATTCCAACAAAGCAGGATGACGATACTTCAGAATACTTTAAGAATGAGGATAATATTTTTAATAGGTTTCAATAATCTAAAAAATCTTATTATTTCCCTTATTATCATTAAAGAAATCATCAGATAATACAACGAATTTCCATCCGTTTTTTTGACAAAACTTCTCCGCTTCTTTGAATTTCTGTTCGTTGATTTTTTGAGATGCTATATCATAAGGTGAAGTGGATGGATTTCCGGGTATTTGAGATTTCGGTTTGATTTCAATTAAGAATTTCTTGTTATTATATTTCATATAAACATCTGGAAAATATCGTGATTGCTTCTTTTTTATAGGATTATAATAAGGTATTGCAAAAGGTTCTGCGCTCCACTCTTGGACTTTTGGGTTTGTATCACAAAATGTAAAGAATTGTAACTCCCAACCGCTTCTATATTCTGGAGTGTTGTTTAAGAGTGATAACAGATTTTCTGACAATTGAGCATTCATTGAGTTATCAGATTGAATGTATTTGTTTGGATTTTTAAGAGTATAAAATCCTTTCATCATAATCCTTTATGAATTTATTTTTTTATATTATTATATATTCTATTGGGGGAGAATAAAAAAATTTTTTCATTCCCAACATATATAATATAAATTCAAAATAAATTCTTTTTTGAATTCAAAGTAACTTCATTATTCACTTTTAAAACCAATTGTCCTATTTGATTTGTTAATTCTTTTAACTCCTCAACAGAATTATTTAAATCAATGACTTGTGATTTTAAAAGTGTATTATCTATTTGTAGTTTATCGTTACATCGGACTAATCCAAGACTGCCCCATAACAATAGAATAGAAATTGTGTAAATTATTGTGAGATGTAGTTTCATAGGAGACCTCCCAAAGATTTTAATATTTATTTAAGTTTGAGAGGTCTTAATTAACAAAAAGGATTAAAAATATTTCTTAATAGTTGATACTATTTCTTTAAATTTGTTAGAATATATAACGAATGTTATTTCAAAATCGCCAACCTTTTGCCGATGGATTTTACCACTTGGGTGTCCTTCGTCAGATACAATAGCAATTTTTAATTCTCCTGATGCACCTATCATACAACGAGCGATTAAGGCAGTGGTCTGATATCCGTTCTCATCGTAGATTTCATCCGCATCCCATACATGGCACGCAAATTTGCCTTTCATTTCATCGTCTAAATCATCAATAAAATCAAAAAATTGCTTTTCCAAAATGTCTTGATTTTTCAAGTAGTTAAACTTTGCCATAACTCTATCTCTCTCTCGGTTGAATTTATTGTATTATATCTTATATTTACTTAAACACATCTTGACTTTACCACTTACCTGGTATATACTCAATTTTTAGCAACTCTTGCCAATTATGATAAAACTTAACAGGTTTCCAATTTTTGCCATCCAAATAAGCACAACTTTTCAAATGATTATAAATTAAAGGAATTCCTATATCGTAAATAAGTCTTGCATTTTGTCCATAAAATATTACATTATCCGTAACATCCTCACCATTTAATGTTACTTTAACATAATCTCTTGGATTATCACCAGCTTTTGTATATAATGATTTTCCTTTATTATACAAATATGCTGTTAATTCTGGAATATTGTAATGTGTTACATTTGCTCCTTGACTTAATGTTACAGATATTGTATTTGTCTTTTTAGACAGAGCATATATTCCTGTTTCTGAATTTTGAGCATTTGTATAATAATATCTTGGCATATTCCTTGAATGTTTAATTGTTACGCATCCTAAATCAATAGTAATATCGCTTTGTAAATCTAATGTAATTTTTGAATATGTATAACCATAATTTAACGGGTCTGCATAATATGCATCAATATATTTTGATTGTTCTGTTTCTGTTTCAACACCATTTACACATTCTACATATACATATTGAGTTGTATATGATACACTATTTCCTGAACTATCTTTAATTGTTTTTACTGCAATATCACAAGGATAAGCATAATAATCAAAATAAGGTTTTCTTGTGTCTGTTCCTTTAACAATTCCAGAACTTCCAATTCTAAATGTTATTTGTCCTTTTGGAATAGTATCAACACAATCATTAAGTATTCTCATCATGGCATTTTCTTGATTGTAAATTGCCATATTTTCAATTTCAAATTTTATACTACCTTTTTTATACCATTGCGACGCTGTTCCATTTTCTGCTCTGGCATCTCCTGTATATGTGAAATTGATATTATGAAATTTTGTATCATCGTTATATTCAGTAGAGATAATATCAAATAAATCCCAATAATCTGTTTCAGATATTTTTCCATCTTGAATAATTTTATTATAAAGGTCTGTATCACTAAATACAGCAGATGAATTTTTATATACTTCTTTTGATTTATCTCGCATTGTTTCAAATTCAGATTGTGATAACATTTTTAAAGTGCAAATTCTCTCTCTGTTTTCAAGACTTTTATAAATGTTGTTATCACCATCAATAATTGGTTCTACATCCCAACTATCTGAACTATAACTTAATGGAACTGCTATATCATTTGAGATTTCATAAATATTATTTACATCAAGATATTTTGATACAATTGGGATTGCTGAATAATTATTTAATAAATATGCTCCTTCTGGCAGTATAAAATCATCATCAAATTTTGTAAAAAAAGCATAATGTCCTGTTGAATTATAAGTAACAACATTTATGATGTCTTGATAGTTTTCATCATTTGGATTTACGCTAAATGATTTTACTAATTTATACCGATAAATTGACCAACACCTATCTCCAACAGGATATTGAATACAGAAATAATTACCATCTCTATAAGTAACTGGATTTTCTACTTTTGTTTTGTCATCGTCAATATGAACTTCAAGTTTATCCTCATCTACTTTAAAAAATTCGTTTTCTTGAATTTTTGTTATTGTTCCATTTTTTCTTGTATTAGAATAAACATCATATAATTCAGTTAATTTAGTTAAATAATCAGGACTTGAAATATCTGTGTATTTGTAATTTTTGAATTCGTCTAATTTAGATTGTAAAGTTTCTCTATATCGTAAATAATAATCTGTGTTATTTGCTTTAAATTCGCACCAGTCAATCAACTCTGTATCATAACCTTTTGCACGAATTGTATATTTTCCATTTGCATATTTTTTGAGATTTTCAATATTGTGGTCTTCAAATACAAAACCACCTCTTGATGTTGATGTATTTTGAAATATATAATCATCTGTAAGACAACTTAAATTTGAATTTTGATAATCGTATAAACTGATTAAAAAATTACTACTTATTATTTTATAATCTGAAATCAGTTCGACTGTAAAAATATACTTATCTTTTAAATCGCTATTATATTCTAATTCTATATTATAATGAGTATATAATTCCGCTTCCTCAATTATAGTAACTTTTTTATAGTTTGTTGCTTCAGAAATCTTTAAAGGTTTATAAACAATTACATCTATAATCTCTGTTTGATAACTATAATTATCTATAACTGATTTTAAATTATTATATGCAGTATCTATCGCAGTTTGTTCTGTTGCTGTATAATATGCAACATAAGCACTTGCTAATGTCGTCCAGATACTTGAATTTTTGTTTTCATCATATTGATAAGATTTTGAATTAACAATTGTATTTGCTTTTTCAATATAAGTTACTAAATCAGTTTTTGTTAAACTTGCAGTTGATATATCTTTTAATATAATTTCAGTTAAAACGATGCTTTCCAAATATCCTCTTTTTCCGAATGCATCTGCATATCCAACAATTTTATATACTAATTCATTTGAATTTATATAAGGAGTAATTATTACATTTCCATTTGTTAAAGGTATTTCATTTGCATTTATTCCTATAATATCATAATAAACACCATTTACTTTAAATCCTTCAATATATTTCCCTTCTGGAACTATTATATAATAATTATCTGTTGTATTATAATTTACTTTTATTGATTGTGAAGTAGTTGATGATGTTGCATATGTAGCTAGTCCAATTCCATTTGTTACTGCTTCATCATCAATTGATATTACACAACTTGGATATTTTTGTGTTATTGTAATTGTTACGGGTTCTGTAATTGTTGTCGTATATTCAAATACATCGTCTTGGTATATTTCAGTATCTCCAACTTTAACAGAAATTGAATTTATATAATCATTTGTTTTTTCAAAATTGAATTTAATATCTGAATTTTGTTTAACATATTGAGATTTTATAGTATCATTTGAATTTGTATTTGTAAGTTTAAAAGTTACACTATAAGATAATACTTTATATTGTAATTTTATTTTTGTATCTTTTGTGATTTCAATATCGTAACTTGTTTTTGAACTATCAAATATTGGTAACCACCCATCTCCGTTATCAATCATAATATCAACTAAATGATATTCTGATAAAGATGGATTTATAGTATAAGTTTGTGTATTTGATAAAATCTGAATTTTCTTATCTAAAATATAATCTGAAGTTTCGGAATATTCAGTAGTTAATACAATTCCATTAACTCCTTCAATATCCGTAACTTCAATATTATAATTTTGGTCGGCAGTAAATTCAACCGACAACTCATCTACTAAGTAATCATTTTCGGAATTATAATATCCGTCATTTACAATAGTAATTTTCGGATTATCTAAACTCTCGAAGTCCTCTCGTAAAACTTCGGTATCGTTTATTTTTAATTTTTTAATTCTTGTTATATATTTCATTTGAATTTACTGCCTTTTATTTTAGTCGTTTGAACCTGTTTCTGAACCCGTATCACTTCCGGTATCTGAACCTGTATCACTTCCTGTATCATCAGTTCCTGTATCTGAACTTTCTGCAACTTCAATACCTTTTGATTTAATAGTTACTTTTGCTGTTTCGCCGGTTTTGACTTGTTGAGATGCCGGTTCTGCTGTTACATAATCACTATAATCACCTGCACTTGATGTTATAAGATTTGATGTAATCCACTCTGCCTCAATTTCATAATTTGCGACATTTCTTGGCAATATAGCAAAGACACCATGCCCGGCATTCCACATTTTCATATCATCTGTTGCTTCAGATGCTTGAGCAGCCCTATAACAATAACATCCTTTTTCTTTAATGCTTGCATCTCTTGCAGTAACAAATTCATCACCAGATGTTTTATCTGCACTTCTCACTTCTATTGTTTGTTCAACACCATTTATAGATAATTTAAATTCTGAAATTTTATTCCAAAGAGTTGTTGCTTCATTTTTGTTATCAGCAACTGCTAATCTAACTTGCCAAAATTCCTCATCATCTAAATCTTTTGAACCTCCATTTGATGGAAATACTGAAAGTAATTTTAATGTATCATCTGCACTTGCTTTATAATAAGTTTCAGTATCATTAAAATCGTAATCTGTAAATGCCTCATATCCATCAACTATGAATTTCTTTAAAATAATATTAGATTTATATTTCTCAATACCTGTAACTTTGACTTCCGCATCTTGTGTAACATTTTTGAAATTGACTACAAACTCATCTGGAGTATAGTTATCTGGGTCAGTATAACTACCTCTTGTAAGGACTACATCTATTGTATTATCCTCATTTGGAAGAGTTGTGATTTCGTTTCCTTCATCATCAACGAATAAATCTCGCTCGAAAGTTTCTTCGCTATCACCTTTTTTGATTGTAATTGATTTAATTTTTACTGGAAAATTGTATGCCATTGTTAAAACCTTTCTTTATTAAGAATTTTTTAATTTCATAAGTTAAATAATTTTACTTATGCTATAAAGATTGGTGCTGGGTCACACCATTTAAGTTTTAACTCCTCTGTAAGTTTTTCAATTTCGTTTTCAGCATGACTTCTAATATCTGCAAAATTGATAGATGCACCATTCACTACGCTATGACTATATTTGCCAAGAATAACGGATTGTAACAATCTTGCTTGGGCGGTCGCCATTGCTTTCACCCACTCGTGATTATAGATTTTGTCGTATTCATCCGGTATATATTGACATCTTGCTTCAACTAACAAATTGCCGTGATAATTTTCAAATACTCGTAATAAACCCTTATGAGAGATAAATTGAAAATTGATGCCCTTTGACATATATTTTGACATAATTGCTCTGGTTGATGACATCTGAATAAGGTATGTTAATCCTGCACTCGTTGAGTTATAGATATAACTTGATAGATTGGCATCAATATAACCAGAACCGCTTAAATCGCCTTGTAGTGAATTGTTATTATAAGTAGCGACTTGGACTATTTCCTCAACCTGAGGATCGACCATATAGTCGCCCGCCCCTTGACATTTAAATATCATATATTTTGTTAATTCGCCATCCACAGCGAAGTTAGCAAACATTTGTATTGATTTTTCAATTGCGTGGTGTAATTGACTATCGGATAATTCAACATTTAGTTGAGGATATCCTAACTCCTCTTTAATATATGTCATTAACTCTTTTTCAGTTCTTATAAAAGGGTATGACATTATAATCCTTCATTTGATTTCGGGTTGTAAATACTTTCAATTTTTTTAATGTCATCACGAACTTTTTTAACATTTGAAGTATTATATAATTTGCTTCTTAAATAGTTTTTAAATAGTTTCTTATTAAAAATATCATTTAAAGAACTCAATTTAAATTCTCTTTCTTGCATTTACAACCCTTTTCTTATAGACTTTTTATAAATTCTAAAATTTGCTTTTCAGCTATTTTACTTTTTTCATTACTTGTAATGCTTGACATATCGGAACTGGTGCCAACTTCCTCAAAATCGCCGTTGCGTTTTTTCCTGAATGATGCTCTGGATTCATAGATTGCCGTTCCTTGCATAGTTGCATTATAGTCAGATGGAGTATCTACTATGTCATAAGTAATCAGATTAAAGTTATCTACTACACCATTTCGGACACTACCAACTCCTCGTGAGGATACCGAAATCTTAATTCCGTTATCTATCAAGGTTTTAAGTTGATTTGCCTTTGCGTTGTCAAGCAGTGTCGCTTCGCCCATTACATAGTCACCTTCTATGTAAAGTTTATCCATTGCACCAACCGCTTCCATTGGGTCGACATTTGCCCGCTCTGGGTGTTGCCATTCCATAAGGCGGTTAATGCTTCCACTTTTTAGTGTTGATTGATATTTGGTAACTTCTCGCTCCCAAATCTCTTTTGGATAGATGCGACCATTACGATTGCGTTCGCCAATTGTTGAAAAAATACCCTTAATTTTGTATTTCTTAACAGGTTCTCGCTTCTCGTTTAGTGCTTCCGACACCTCAACTTGAATTGGATTGTGTTCGTAAAGTATCTTATACTCTTTACTCTTTGCCAATTCTGTGTTCCTTTCGTTTAAAGTTATTTAATTATTTATTATAATTTGTAGTATAACCTTCTTTATAATTTCTATTGAATAGATACTTATAAAAAGGCAGTGTTCCTAATTTCTTTAAATAATCAAATAAATTCTTTTCTGATAATCTTAATACATAGTCATCAACATCAACATAACGGAAGTTATCTATTGATGCGCCATCGCTGTCATCCTCGTCATCTATATATACCTCGCCTAATTCTAATGCGAGATATTCAGATATTTTCATAAAATCTTTACACTCGGTGTGCTCCCACTCCTCATATTCATTTCTGATATTTAGGTAAGTTGTAACTAAAATAAAAGGGTCATAAGGGTTATCCGAAGCGAAAAGATAGTCAATATCTGCGCTATACGAGATTGTGCCTTTCTCATATCTGTCTATTAAATCGTCTGTTGCTAATAAACTGAAAAATAGCAACCACATAAGTTTATAATATTCTAATTGCTCGTCAGTTAAATTGGTATCTGAATTGCCATATAAATCAGAATACTCCTCATCGGTTAATAGGTATAAGTTATAGTTATATCTATCTATACCTAATGATGATATTTTTACAATCTCGTCAAAAGTATAATTATTGTCCATAGTTACTCCAATATTTCTGATTTACAGGTTAAATCTATTGTATCGTATTTATCTGAACTATCGGTGTTATCGCTGTTATCGGTATCTTGATTATCTGAACTATCGTCTAATGGATAAAAGGTAGTTTCACCTGATTTGGTATTAACAATAAAATGTCCAATACCAGTGCGATAACCCAACTCATCTGAAGTTGAAATTACTTTGACTTTAATATCTAATTCATCTGGTAATGTAATTTTTTCACCATTTACAAGATTTAATTTTATAATTCTATTCTTTGATTGATGTGTTTCACCATTTATAGTCCATTCATAAGTATAACCTATAAATGAATTTGATTTATTTTTCATATCAGTATAATTTACTTCTAAAAAGTTTGATTTTGAAAATGTTAAATAATCAACTGATATTCCATAATATGTATTTTGTATTGTAAATTCTTTTTCAAAATAATCGGTCTCTGAAAAGTCGCTAAACATTCTTACTTTTACTTTATCACCATAATATATATTCTTATTGATAACTCTTTTGTGTTGATAAACCTGTTCGTCATTTACATACCACTCAAAATAAAATTTCACTAATTTTTCACAAGGTGCATTATAATGGCAAGTTAATTTTCCATTCTTATATATTATATCTTTAATTTCACAGAAAAATTGATTATAAAAGGTTTCGTCTGTTTCTACATCATAACCATAACTTTTAACTCTTTCAATATATTGCTCTGTTGTTAATTTTCCATACTCTAAAAATTCTCTATTTTCAATGCTATGCAAATATAATTGAATTTGTTTGATTAACTCGTGATTTTTTACAATAGGATATATATTACCCCTAACCTTCAAATTAAAGGTAATTGTAACGATACCAAGCGTTAAGTCTTGCTCACTCTCCTCTTCTCTCTCAATAGATGTGCCGGTTAAATCTGTAACAATGCTTGTATAATCTTCACATAATGGTATCTCTTTAATACGGAATGTGAATGACGGATTAAAGAACGAATTTACTTGCTCAATAATCATTGACGCTTCATTTAAACCACGACAATGACAAATGACATCAAAATCAAAATCATAAGGAATTGAGTTGAATTGGTAAAATTTATTATTGAATTTAATCTTAATGAATTTATTTTTTTCACGAGAACGATTTACTTCAATTCCATTGAATACTAAAATCATTCTTGGTATAACTTGCGTATTTCCATTGATTATCTGATTTGCAGATAATTGATTTAAGATAACACTACGCTCTTGATTTGATAGTTGAATAGGCACTCGTTGATATTCTAAATCCCCATTGGATAAAGTCTTTTCAATCTCAATTTTATTGAAAAGAGATAACAAAGCGCCCGTATATTGTCTTATGCTATTGTGATGAAAAAACACAAAAATCCTTAAAAAAGAGTATTTGTCTGTGGTCTATTTGATTTTATGTATTTATACTGCTTTAAATTGTTTTCTACATATCGCTTCAAATATTCATCCTCAGATATAAGATAACCTAACTCCTCAATTGGTAGGTCATTCTCGTAACAATACTCCTTTATAACATCCATTGCACATTCAGATTTATGATTTCTCAAAAACCTATAAAACGAATTTAATAATTTTATTTCATCAGTAACTTGTGTTAAATCAAGGTTTCTGATGTCTTTATCAATCAACCCCATTTTATAAATCCTCATCCTTTTTATTATATTTTCTTTTTTCTTTTAATAGGTTAATAGATTTGTTTTTAAATTGTTTTAAATATTCTTTTATGTTATTATAATCATCAAAAGTCAAATTTATATTTTTTGAATAAATTACATTTATAATAGGTTCTTGATATTCGTCAAAATTCACAGAATAAAGTAAGTTAATATTCTCTAAAAATAATTCTTTGCTTGGTAACTCTTTCTCAAATAGTAATGCTCGCTCATAAGCGTCTTTTTTAACTTTTGTAATATCTTTATTACCCTTGATATTTTCATCTGAAATATCTGCGTAATGTTCAAATAATTTGTGCATCTCCTCTAAATCTTTTGATTTAGATTTAATTATAGCGACAATAGAATTATGAATTATTTGCGAAATATATGCGAACGCATTTACCTTCTGCCCTGTAACATCTGATGTCTTGTCATAATCAAAATTATGCAAGTAATTAAAAATACGATAGATTGCGTCTGAATAGAATTCGTCTTGCCAAGTGTAACCACTAAAATTCGGTTTTGTTAAGATTTTCTTTATCATTAAAAGAATAATCCGACCGAAATTCTCGTGTGAATTGTTGTCAATCTGAACGCTTAATGATTTTTGAATTATATCATTTTTAAGAGTTTCGCTCCTATTGTTTTTATACTCTTTGATTAATTCATTGATTTCAGAATTCAATCGTTCGTCTTTAACACCTTTATTTTCTTTCTTATTCTTTTCACGAATAAGAAGTGATTTCAACTCCATCTCGGATGTGTAGTTATGTTTCATCCGAGTTGGAGTTTTAAGGTCTTGTGTAATCATTTTAACTCTTTCTAATTATAAACTCAAAAGATATTCTAAATCCTCTGCGTCATAAGATCCTGATTTGAATTTGGAAGGTTGATAAAGTTTTTCAAACATTTTTCCAAATACGCCTTTTTTCAATTTTTTACCTGATACTTTGTTGATTATGCTTTGTGCGTTTGAATATAAGTCTATACAACCATCTATTAACTCTTGAACGCCCTTTCCTTTGTTGGTGAATTTAGGCATTCTGAAAACCACCTCTTCGTCATCAGCTAATTTAGTATTATATGCCCATATATATTGTGCATCCATAAAGTTTGCATCCAATTCTAAAACATAAATTGAATTATCTAATGACTTGATAGCATCATCTACAACCACTTTAAGGTATTCAAAATAAGTTTCATAAGGGTCGATGTCGTAAAGTTCATCCGCCCAATCTATTGCGCTATCTTGGTCTCTAATAGATAGATAGTAGTAAGGAATATTACCTTCACCTTTTAAAAGTGTATGGATTGTAAAAATATCCAGACCTTTTTCATATTCTTTCTGCTCTTTACGAGATATTTTTTTATCTCCAAGTTCTTTAACTTTTAAAAAACTATCACGGATGCCTTTTACTTCCGCACGGTAATCCTTAAATGAATACTTTTTCATCTCTCTCTCTACATTTTCTTAATATTTTCATCGTCCCCAAAAATTGAGGACACCTCTTTGCCTATTACGCCTTTTGGTAAGTTTTTACCGCTGACGCTTTTGTAACTTTTTATAATAGTATTATAGCAAAAATTCGTAAAGAAGTCAATCATTGATTGTAAATCTTTTTCTTTTTTGCTGTAATCAAATTCTACATAAAAATCAATATCTTTTGATATTGGGATTTGAATATATTTTGTTGCATCATTAAATTGATTATTAAACAAAACCAAATCAAATCTACATTTAGAATTATCTAATTCATTAAGAATGAATTTAAAATCATCTGGTGTCATGGTAGTAATAACTTTTGTAAAAAATTCTTTATCATTACTATAACTATATTCTAACACCTTATCCCAAAATGATTTTTTGTCTAATTTGTGTATTAAAGATGAAGTAAAATCAAAACCTTTTCCTTCATCAACTAAATATTGATTTCCACCGCCCAATAGCGTAAAAATCTCTTTCATCTCTTGAAGGTCTTTTTTAGAGAAATCATCAGTGATGCCTTTCTCAAACCTTTTAAAGAATGCTATATACTCTCTTTTGACTTTTTCAAAGTCATTTGCTTTTGTTATATAATGGGTCATAATCACATCTTAATCGTTAATATCGCTCATTCCTGTGGAGCGGTTGCCCAATTTGTAATAACCGAACGCTCTCGCTTCGTCTATTGTTAATCTGCTCAAATAATCAAAATGTGGCGCAACCTTCTCAATCGCTGTATCGTCTTTGCCTTTGATATAATCGCCCGCTTTATTCATCTCTTTAACGATAAAATCCTCACATTCTTTTTGTTTGTTTTGTGCTTTCGGGTTCATGGCGTAATAAAAATTACGATAGTAATGCACGAATTTATGCGCTCGTGATGTTAGAACTTCGCGAGGTGTATTGACATCCAAGCACTCGTTAATATCGTTCGCCATTCTAACATAAGGGTTTTTACTATTTGGGTCTAGTTGAACACTTATTTTTGCTTGATAATCAATCTTTGGAATTCCATAAGTTGATTTGTTAGATTGCGGTGATTTCGGAGCGGTTGGTGCAGTTGGTGCGTCTGTATATTTAATGTAACTTTCATAATTTTTTGTATTGTCTTTTGACGCTGTTTCTGGTGTCCATGTGTTAATAGGTGCTTTTTTGCCTTCTCGCTCCCATCGTGTTTTCCATGCTTCGTAAGCACGATTTTTAAAGTGTTGTTTTCGGTAGAAATAAAGGTGAAAATCTTCTGGTGCTTTTTTGAATTCTTTGTCAAATTCGCTATGATACCTTACATAAAACTGAAGGATTGTGTCGTCTAGCATATCACGATGAAGGTTTGTTACATCCTCAATAGTCATTTTGCCATCGTAAATATCCCTTAATATAGGTTTAAGGTTATCAATTCTTCGTGTTGATATTCTTAGTCTATCAAGGCGGTTTGCGTATCCTTTCCTATATTGGTCGGTCAGCCATACATTGTAATATGTATCCTCGCCTTTAATCATTCGGTTGGCGTGTAGCGACTTTGCCCGCTCATTGTGTATTGTGTAGTGTATATAACCCTCAATATCTATTGAGTTGGCGTGATATTTCTTTTTCTGATGCACCAAATATGGTGAATATTTTTCCATAATGGACTCCTCGTTTGTTTTCCATATTATACTATGTTATAACTTAAACTTCCCTTAAAGATGATAGATTTTTTCAAGAATTTTACCTTATTTTCTTAACTCTACAAAGGTTGTAAAAAGTTATTTTTGCTTGCATACATTGTAGAGTTTCCATTTTTAGGAACTCTACATAGTATGTAAAAAATCAAATTCTTTTACATACCTTGTAGAGTTTCCATTTTTAGGAACTCTACATAGTATGTAAAAAATCAAATTCTTTTACATACCTTGTAGAGTTCCTATATTTGGTAACTCTACATAGTATGTAAAAAATCAAATTCTTTTACATACCTTGTAGAGTTTCCATTTTTAGGAACTCTACAT